ATCTGGACGCATATTCGAGAGTTCGAGCATCGCCGTCTTCTCATTATCACTTTCTTCTGGTTGATCTTCGAAATCCGGCACGTCATGCGCTCCGATGGCATCCTCGATGAGTCCGAGCTTTCGTTTCATGTCTTCGATATGTTCTGGAGGCGGACCCTCTGTTCGACCTAGCTTCCATCTAGCCCTGGCGTCTCTTTCAGGCTGATACGGACTTGATTGAGGTCCTAAAGGTCCTAGGGTTGGTTCCTGTTCGTTGTCCAGGTCAACCTTTCGTCCGGAGGATTTCATCTTATCTACGAATCCCTGTACCTTACCGGTGCCCTTCTGGATGATGTTTTTAATGCCCTTCGCGGTTTTGACCGCAGCTGGGACCAATTTTTCACTCTTGCTGTTCTCGTAGCCCGCCTTATATTCGGACTTGGCATCACCTGCGATCTTCTTACCTGGATTCGGTTGGTGCTTACCCTTATCAATAGCCTTCACTAGAATAGGAGATACTTCGTGGAAAAGTCTCTGGTTTTTACGGTTACGAGCGGCCCATTGCTTGAAGTAGTAGTCGATCTTCTTGCCGAATTTCCTGATAGACATTGGTCCAGCGGTGGCCGTATCTACGGGATCGTCTTCATCAAGCCGATCTTCGAACCGGGTGAACTCTTCATTGATGGCGTCCAGGATTTCAGAAGGACGTCTTGGTCTTGACATTCTGCATCCTTACTTCCCGGATTCTACCCAGAAACTTCTTGGGGTTATCATTCTGAAGAGCTAGGATGAGGCGGCGATCAAGCTCTTCGGCCAATTCGGCCGGAAACGTCTGTTCGATCATTTCCCTGATATATTTGACGGCGCTGATTACATGGGCTGCCTTGGACTCGATGATCTGAGTGGCAGACTGTGTAGGAATGATTTCCAGCTCGTCTAGGAGTGATTTACGGATGGTTTCAGCCATTAGTCTTCCCCGAGATCAAAATCAGGACCCAGCTCGATGCGACTTTCATACTTCAGCAATTTAGCTTCCAGATCCTCTGCCGCTCGCATAAAACCTTCTTCCACGCCTCTATTCAATTCGGTACCTTCTCCCTCTCGGAGCATCCTCCAGCGCTGAATGAGGTTTTTCAGATCCTCAACTAGCTCGAGTTGAGCCTCTTCCTTCACGACATCTAGGGATGGGCTCGTCTCTTCTTCGAAGACCGCATCAGGCAATTCAATACTAGGTTGATCCTCTAGTAGGAGCCGTTCAAACCCAATGAATTTCCTAATATCAATCGCGCCGTCGTCCATCACACATCCATAGACTTCCCGGCTATTTAACGCCAGGTACGCCGTATCAACGGAGGCCCTGACGCACTAAATCATTGAAGGACGTACTCACGAGACCTTTCAGCGTTGGCGCGATTGTTGTTCTCATCGTCGTAGGCTCAGGGTTGGGCTCGGTATTTGGTTGTTCTCCACTCACGGTTACAGCTCTTTGGAGAGCCTGTAGAGTCGAACTCGTGTAACCTTCGCTCGGATCGCCATCCCAATTGTGTAGCCGCAACGTATCAGGATCGAACCTGAGACTCAGCCTAGATCCGACGCCGGCGCTGCTTCTGGTCTTCAGGAACTGAATCTGCCATTCGTTTCTCTGTTGCATGGCCGGAGTCACTAGAATGCTGAACACATTGTCGGCGGTGTTGATCTTCGAGATACCACCCTGAATGTGCTCCTGACCATGCACTTGCTGATCCAAAGCCGTTCGACCTAATTGGGCTGCGGTGCAGAGCAAGAGATTGAATTGTCGGGCGATACCTCTGAGCTCTTCCGAAACATACTTGTCCTTCACCCATAGGTTTCCGGCATCGATAGACTTGTTGTTTGGGCCCATCAAGTCCAGGTAATCTACGCATAGAACATCCGGCCAGAACTTGTTCTGGAGATAGAACTGTTCTAGGTAAGCGACGATGTCATTCGCCTTAGAACCGCTCTGCATTTCCTTGACCCAGATGTGGCCATGCTCTGCCTTTTTGGCGCGGAGGGATTCATCGACGTCTTCCATTCTACGCATGATTTCGAAAGTCGGGATTCCGGTCAGCATGGAATCTAATCGCTTCGAGATCATCTCCTCGCTCAACTCTAGACTGATATAGACGACATTCAGCTTCTGTTCGGCATAATTCACAGCCAGATTCTGTAGGAAGATGCTCTTACCAACACCTGAGTTCGCGCAAACGATCTCAAGTTCCTTCCGGTTGAACCCGCCATAGAGTTTCTTGTCGAAATCTTGAAACTTTGTTGACAAGGTACCTGAGTTGGCTTTGATAGCTTGAAGTCGCGCGATGGGGTCGTCCCAATAATCGAGGCCGAGATCCTTCATCAGAGTGATCAATACCGCGTCTCGAACTTTCTGCTCGAGCTCTGCGTAGTTCTTCTTCTCTAGAATCTTCGGAGCTTCCCATACCGCAAGCTCGATCGCTCGGTATCGACAGAAATGCTCAATGCAATTTAGGAACCATTCGCGATCGGCTCTATCCATTGCGACAGGTTGCGATTCATATCCGGTCGAAGTTTTGAGGATCGAAGGTTCCGGAAGCCCTTGATGCTCATTGTAATAACCTAGAATGAAACTGATAGTCTGCTTCAATTGGTTGTCGAAGTACCTAGCATCGAGAATGTTCGCGCATCGGGTGAACATGTCCGGATTGCTCAGCATGATATTCAGAAACAGAATCTCGTGATTCAAATCGAAATTCGGCGGTAGTGTCGTGTCTGTCATTCTTTCCATTCTTTCCTTACCATTTTGATCTCAGAAGGTTGATCCTGAGCTTGTTGTCTTGCCTGTGATCCAAGATGCTCTTCACGGTGTACAACCGTCCGTATTTCAGGGCTGCGTCACAGGGGTCTTTCACATCATCTTCCCAGGGTGGGAAGCTGACCGACCAATGATTTTCCAGGGCAAAGTCGATCAACCTCTGCCCGGCCTTTCCTCTATCTGGGATCAGGACTTTCTCCTTGTTGATCCCCTTCAATATCGAAAGCTTATCACCTCCGATGTCATTAGTTAAGAAAGCGGCGCCGGATGTAACGATAGCATCCAGAGGGCCTTCCTGAACAATAACAATTTCACGGGTCCAATTCCGAAAGGCGTCCGAGTTGAAGAAGAAACTCGGCGGAATCTTTTGGAAATACTTGGACTCGCTGTGTCTATTATGCCGAGTGAGCCTCGCTGTCCAACCAACAATTCTGTCTTGCTCGAATGCCGGAATGATAAGCCGCTCGTTGATTCCATCGTCTTTGCTTGGCGTCCAGTAGAATTTCCAATTCGAATAGACCGCCGGACCTCTTGAGTACAGATATTCAACCGCTCGCTTCAGAAGGTAGTTGGTCTCGCCTTTCGCAACCCAATTCTCCAGAGGCTCTGCTCCAAACGGCAGAGGCATGTCAGAATAGAAGGGTAGAACCTTCACATCCTGAACGGCATGAACGACCCGACGCTTTCCTCTAGAACTCTGCCAGGCGTTGAAGGCCAACTCCTTGATCGTATCGCTCGGAACGCCAATCGACTCTAGAAGGTCCTTTGCACGGTTTGGGAGAATCGTCCCTTCATCCCATCTGATGCTGAACTTGCAGTTGTGGCAGTGGTAATTGAACTGAGATCCGACTAAGCCAACCGAGCCTCGTTGGCGGGTATCGTTTCGACTTTCACCTTGCGAGACACAGAGCTGACAATTGAACCCAAACCCGTGGATCTCTTTCCTACGCTTACCGGCGGCGTATCTATCTACGAGGGCCCAGAGTGGATTCATGTGTCATGATAGCTGAAATCAAGCGGAAGGAACTATTTTTCAATATGAATGCCCCTGAGTTTCGCCTCTCTTTCAATCCAGGGCCAGTGCATCGGGAATTTCTCCCGCAGAAACGACATCACCAGGGCTTGAAATTGGGAAGTCTTTCTCTCGAGAATATCGAGTACCAGTTTCTTATCCTTGAAGTCTGATATGCCTAGACTGTTCTGGATAGGTTTGGTCAGATCGGTCTCGACTTCGTCCTTAGAAACACGCCGAAATTTTGTTGGCGTGCTCCAGGATTTGAAGGTGACCCAGAAATCATCAATATGATCGATCGTCCCGTACCCATATGGGGAGTAGATGGCCTGCCCAACATGAAGGGGTGACGTCTCTTCTAGTAGGTTAGCTAGTTTCATCCTAGCTCCTGAATAGAAGCTGCCGAACATGCTTCAGATGGAAGCCTTCGGCTTGCATGTAGGGATTATTCTGGTAGGCCTGGTCAGGAAGGACGATGAACCGTACCCATCGGTATTGGCCGTTAAACGTGAAGGAATCAATTCCAACAAAGTTGTCGTAGGATCGCTGATATTGGCCCTGGTCTCCGATTGGGATCTGAACCCAACTTTCATCCGTTGTCGGAGGTAGACCTTCTAGAGTGGCCTGACCAATCAACTGTCCGGAGAAATGATCTAGGTACAGAGCCACCGTATGAAGTCCGGCAATGTTTCCTGTCGTCTGAGCACCTGGCAGAGGTGGGGTGAAGAATTGGACGAGCAGTGGGAAACCTTCGAGTCTCGGCATCAGAGCTTCTTTGGTTACGGTGATGGATGGCCTGATGTCTGGGAATGGACCATCCTGGACGACGACCGTACCATAGATGTTGATACCGAGTTGAAACTCTAGAGGTTTGTTGTTCCTGGTCATGATGGCCCAGGAGTAGGTTCCGAGCGGGAATTGGAGGGTGTCTGTATATGGAATCTCTAGCCGAGCGAGTCCCTTGTAATCATCCAGAATTTTCACATCGTAGGTGGCCATGATCGTTCCCGCGACTCGATCTTTCATCACCCAAACCAATTCTACATCTAGAAGGTTTTTGGCTCGGCGATCGAGATCGACGATCTTGAAATCTGCGCGGCAATCTAGTCCTTGCCAAATCTGAATATCGAGTACATTCATGGTCACATTGCTCCGGGAGTCCGTAGGGCTGAATAGGCATAGATCGAATCTCGGTATCTGATCGTAAACCCACATCACCATAGCTAGACTATTTACCCTGGAACCTGGTAAGAATTTGGTTGCATTTCGAACCTGGTGTGCTATTATGTGATATGGAGTTGTCACGCATCAAGGAGGATACAGTGTCCAAGAAGCAGAAGACGTTGAACCTGAACAAGATGCGGACTGACCAGCTCAAGGAGTTGCGTCGCCTGGCACTTGCGACACACATGACTCCGGACGAGACCGTTCGGATCGAGCGCCGGCGTGTGTTGCTCGAGGCAATCAAGGTGATCCTGGTCAAGCGCGGCGAAGGCGTCGAGTCCGAGTAAGGAGGAAGAAATGGGAACCATTCGTCCGCCGTCCGACGATCAACTTCAGAAAACAACCGAACTCGATCAGCTCATGATTCCGGGTACGGTCGTTCGGAAGACCTCGGGCAAGCCTTTCAAGTCCGGCGAGAAACTCGCAACCGTTCTTAGTCGAACCGTTTCGCCCGTCACAGGCCGGTTGGCGCTCACGTCTAGCGACTGCGAAGGGTTCGTCGAAATCCTGCAATGCGAAATCGTTCGGCACCCATGATTAAGGCTTTCTTCTCCGATTGCGTTCCGAAGGAGGATCGTTGATGCCTAACATCGAAGATCTAGAGATCGCTATCCTCTGGCTTCAGAACTATGAAGATAATGAGGAGGGTGATCCCGCTGCGGCGGCCTGCCGTCGGGTTGCAGCTTGGTTAGAACGCCAGGTTGCGAGTAAGGAGAAGAATGCTGCACTCTCCGAAGGAGTTCGCGACTTGTCCCAGAAGACCGGGATCGATCCAAAGGTAATTCGGGCCAGACTTCTGGCGAGACTAAAGGCCAAGTAGATGGCAACCTTCGAAGAAATTCAGGCGAATATCCGGCGATCGAATGAGCGACGTCTTAAGATGCTCCTCGCGCTCAATGACGTGAGCGACAAGATCGTCGTGTTCAATCACATCATCGAAAATATTCTGACAGTCACGAATGCGCCGAGCGCTATGAAGGCGCTCGAACGGATGTATCCGATGCATGCGGCTTGGTTCAGGAAGAAAATCGCCGATCGTCTCGAATATCTCCGGGATAACAAAGCCGAGTTGAGAGCCGCTGCTCTGAAAATCAAAACCGCTCGGGACTTGGTGGCGAAAGAATTGGCACGCCTTGATCAGGAGCTTTTCAAGGCGAATACGGCAGCCAATACCAATGAGACTATCGATCGCCTGGAGCGATTGCTCAAGAAATAGGATTTCAAGCCGAAATATTGTATCGACTTGAGTGCCGATATTCTACCGAGCGATGTGCAAGGAAGAGCTTGAAGGGACGCTCAAACGTCAGGCTCCATTCTTCTATCCTGCAATTCAGGGCATCCATCAATTCAAGCTAGGTAGTTTCAAATGGTTCTCGGATTCCTTGCTCTTCATTCGGGATCGAGTTCGCGACGGAACTTTCTCCGAAAGTCTCGAACAACCTGGCGCCTATGAGTGCATCGTTGCCTTCGAAATCATCAAAGGATCGGAGCATGTTAGACGACTCAACACAAAGGAACTGATGCTCGATGCGCGCAAGCTACCCCTGATGAAATTTGGATGCGTCAAGGAGCTTCCTGTGCAGGAATTAGCCCGGTTGGCATTGGTTGCAGAGTTGCAGTCAAGACATGCCGCATAGGATTGACTAAACCTACCAGATAGCTTATTCTGAACTGATGCGCCTCACTCTCTATCCTACTTCGAATGTGAAGCCTCCGGTTAGGTCGGCTCCGAGAACCAGAAAATGGATGGATGAGACTCCAGGCGGATATGCCTATCGCTGCTTACCGCTCAATATGGCCAACGGTCATGGTTGGGAGTTCCTCTCAACTTGCACATTTGAAGCTTCCTGGAATGGCAGCCCTGATAGGCAGGGCATTTTCGTCCAAAATCTAGACAAAGATGGATGGCCCGCCACGAGTCATTTCGGAAGCGGTATCATCACGTTCCATGTCGGGTATTTGGTTCGAACTGATCCAGGATATAACCTCTGGGTTGCCGGGCCGACAAACTTTGACAAGGATGGTATCATCCCGTTGAATGGAATTGTCGAGACCGATTGGTCTTGTGCGACGTTCACGATGAATTGGCGTTTCACTCGTCCGGGTAAAATACGATTCGAGAGGGGAGAGCCCTTCTGTAGTTTCTTCCCTATACCGAGAACCATGCTTGATGAAGTTACGCCTGAGATCCGGGATATGAGCACAGATCCCGATACGGAAATAGGCTTCAAAGCCTGGACAGAAAGCCGAAAGAATTTCCTACAGACGCATCATACACCTGGTACAGAGGCCAATAAACAGGGTTGGCAGAAGCACTATTTCAAGGGTCAGAACCCGAATGGCGCGCAAGCACCTGAGCATCAGACGAAGATCCGCTTGAATGAGCCGGAAGACGCGACATCGTAACTATTTGCTACCCTAGCGAAAATCTTGACTAAGTAAGTCGATGTCGGATGATGTCTACCTTCAACTCGCTACCAAATATAAATTCCTGACCATCGCAGAATACGGAGAGCAGGAATTCATTGGTATCGTCCAGAATTGCAACAACCAGATCGTCAGCATGTACGATCTTCAGAGCATCCCTACCAAAGAACTCCGACAGAAATTCTTGGAACTAGGTCATCGTTGGTGGTTCGAATCCAACCGGATGATCCCCATCAACATCTTCCTCAAGCAGGATTTCGCGCCTTTCAGGATGTTCCTCCGGACGTTCACCCGTAAGGAATTCAACGTTCTTTACGGTCCCATGACGAGTCTTCAAGAAATGCTTCAGAGACGCGCAAAGCGAAAGATGGTGCAGCTAGTCCGTGATCTGGATCAACCAGCGGCCTGACGCTCTTTGAGAACTTGCCTGGCGTATTCCCGACGATGCTCCGCCTCATAGGCCGGAGCAGTTAGGATCCAATCGGCTATGGCCTTCTTCAGAGTTCCGTTCAGGCCTAGCAACCGATCGTAAATCTGGACCATCAAGGCGTTCGGTTTCATCATCGGACGAATCTTTCCAATTTTCTTCACCGCTTCTTCAACCGTGTCGCCATGTTGGATCAGAATGGCGATTGCGGTGGAAGTGCTCCGGCTAATTCCGGCATGACAATGAACCAGAATTTTATCGCCGGGCTGAAATTCGGACGAAAACGTGAGGACATCGGTTAGGATTT